TCAAAACAAGCCGCCCAGTGACGACGGCAACCAGTTCATGACCACTAACTCGCAAGTCACCTCGGCCTTGCAATGGCGCTGATTTGTCGTGCTGTAGCGGATGTCCAAGCGCGCGCAGTGGAAGCCATCGAAGACTCGACGGATGTCCGGGTGGTCATTGATGCTGACCATCACCTTGCCCTTGCATCGCCGCATGAAGTCGGCCATGCGTTCGTACTCCTCAAACTGAAAGTCCACGCCGTAGCCGGCGGTCTGCCAATACGGTGGGTCCATGTAGAAAAACGTGTGCGCACGGTCATAGCGCTCGGCGCAGGCGAGCCAGGACAGGTTCTCGACGTAGGTACCGGCGAGGCGCTGCCATGCCGCTGATAGGTTTTCTTCAATGCGCAACAGGTTTATGGCCGGCCCAGTGGTCGCAGTACCGAACGTCTGCCCACTGACCTTGCCACCAAACGCGTGCTGCTGCAGGTAGAAGAACCGAGCCGCTCGTTGAATATCGGTCAGGGTTTCAGGACGCGTCATCTTCTGCCACTCAAAGATCTGCCGAGAGCTGAGCGCCCATTTGAACTGGCGCACGAACTCCTCCAGGTGGTTCTGCACAACGCGATAAAGGGTGACCAGGTCACCGTTGAGATCGTTTAGCACCTCCACAGGAGCGGGCTGGGGACGCATGAAGAACAACGCGGCACCGCCGGCGAAGACTTCGACATAGCATTCATGAGGGGGAAAGAGGGGGATCAAGCGGTCGGCCAGGCGGCGTTTGCCACCCATCCAGGGAATGATTGGAGAGGTCATAGGTATGCAAGTCTTTACTGTATGGATAAACAGGTGTTAGGCTCGCCGCGCTTTGTGCACAAGGCAGAGGCCACGGCTGGACTTGCAGGAAGGGTCTGCGGGTTCGGTGGGCCGGGCTGGATGTTGGCGCATCCTCCCGGCTCGCCTCTTTACTACTTGGTGACTTCGCGGACGTAGGCCTGACAGGCCTGCAGTGCAATCAGCCCCCGGTCGCCGTCGTCGGTGATGGCGACAATTCGTTGAGCATGCGCTCGGTCAAGTTGGGCGCGTACGGCGCCATGTACCAGGCTTCCGGTGCCGGTGGTTTCTCGCCCCCCACCGTCACAACCCGGGGCGGCAAAGGCTCCGGCGTCGACAAGGACTGACAACCGCAGATCAGCGGTAGCAAGCCTGTCACGCAGGCGAGCTTGAGTTTTTTGAGCATCGTTCATCTCCTGCCAATGTGTTTTGCCCTGCTCCTGCAGGCGCTCTTCCAGTGCCTGTCGCTGAGCCTTCTGCTCCGCCAACTGATCCAGAGCTGCAGCTGCAGCCTCTTCACGCTCGCGACCATAGGCTCGATCTTTATTAGCCAATTGCCGAATGTAATCAGCCGACTGATCCGCAAGCTGTCGACCGTACTCGCTGGCCTGCCACACCCAGGCACCTCGGCCACCGACATAGAGCCCGAGCGCAGCAGCTAACAAGGCGATACGCCAATTCAGCGACATTACTGCAGCACCTCAAGCGCTCGCTTGTAGAGCGCCTGGCGATCTTTCAAGCCATTCAGGCCACCATTAATGCGGCGAGTGATCGACTCGAAAACCGAGTCATCGGCGCTAGCCACTTTGTCAGCGAGGGTGTTAAGGCCCGCGCGCTGCCAATACCAGCCAGCAGACAGCGACGCGTAGACCGGCTGCTCGAGCAGGTCCGGGGTATTGAGCAAGCGACTGTCACCGAACAGAGCCTCACTGCAGGCTTCGTAGTTGTCGCGCCCGGTGATCTGAATAAGCCCACGGCCACGGTACCGCTGGCCATCACCATCCGCCTGCGGCGTGTTGCCAAGGCGCTGCGCTAAGCGGCCGGTGTCGTACTTGGCCAGGTAGGCATCGTTACCGAGCTCACGCACATACAGCAGCTGGCCAGACTCATGGCCGACCTGGGCAAGGAATGCCGCCATACGCTTGGGCGTGATGATCGAGTACTTGCCCATTGTCGCGTTGAGGCCAGGAACAAAAACGCCGGCTTTGCGGCCGGCGTTGGGGAGGATCTGTTGCAACTGTTGAACTGAGATAGCCATGGGTTTCTCCAGTGAGGGCCGAAAGTGGCCGAGGGGATTAGAGCTGCTCAACCTTGAGCGGCTTGGTGTCGTCTTTCTTCTTCTTGCCCGAGGCCTTGGCCTTGCCCTTCTTGCCGCCATTGCACTCCACCGTCGTGGTCCACCCGGACTGGGTAAACGTCTGCTCGACGCTGTCAACCAGATACTCGCCATCTAGGCCGACCTTGAAGCCCTGGGCGTTGATCGTGCATTCCGCGAACAGGTCAGTACGCCCTGCCATTTCCAGGCGCACACTGGCGGTGCTGCGGTTGAACGCTGCCAGGCGCGCCTTGGCGGCCTGCTCGGCGGCGGTCTTGTTGGGGTAGATATGGCGGTCGGTATGGACCGGGGGCAGGCCGCTGGGCGCCTCGCCGTTGTCCAGCTGGACCACCTGCAGGGCACCGGTTTTCTGGTCCTGGTGCTGGGTCTTCACAGCCTTTTGCGCGCTGCGATCCCCGAGGCGGAATTGGTACCGCTCTACATCGGTCTTGTTGATGGGCACGACCTGCAGCGCCTTTCCGCTGGTGCTTTTTCCGTCCTGCCGGGGCATGACCAGCAGCCGCCCCTCGGCCACCTTGGCGGTACTGTCGTACTGCCTGGCCAGGCGCGTGACAAAGTTAAAGTCCGACTCGTTGCGCTGGTCGACGCGCTCGACCCTGGTAGTGACCGGGCACACCGGCTCCCAGCCGTTGCGCTTGGCCACCTCGTTGACGATCTGCGACAGCGGCACGTTTTCCCAACTGCCGCTGCGCACGGTCTTGCCACTGCCGCGCATGTCGCTGGCCTTGCCGCGAATGATCAGGGTGTCCGGCGGGCCGGACAACTGCACCTCATCGACCGTAAAGGCACCCATGCGCTTGAGGGGCTTGCCCTCATAGCCCAGCAGCACCTCCACCCGGCCGCCACGGCCCGGCAGTGCAACGGCCTGGTCGCGGTCGTCAATGCGCAGCTCGAACTCGTCCGACTCCATACCGGGCTTGTCCGAAATACGCAGCAGCAACAGGCGGTCATTGATCAGCGGGGTAATGTCCTTGCTGTCCGCGATGACTCGATACGTCGGTTTCATGTTTGCTCCAGGAACAAAAAACCCCGCGCGGGGCGGGGCTCGTTACGCGTAACGCGGGGTCAGTCGAACAGTTGCAGCAGCTCGACCGCCGGCGCCGACAGGTCGGGTAACTGGATCAGCAGGCCGGCGCGGTACGGCTGCGCCTCTCTGGCCAGGTCCGGGTTGGCCTCCAGCACCGCCTCGACGGTGCCGTTGAGGTTGCCGTAATGGTGCAGGCAGATCACATCCAGCAGATCCCCGTCAGACGTTCTGCAGGTCGTTGCCATAGCTCACAAACTCCAGGGTAAAGCCTTGTTTCCGAGGGATGCCGCCGGACAACAGATGGCTTTGTTCCTCTTCCACACTCACCAGGCACCAGTCTCCCAGTACTTCGCCATAGCCCGTGACCAGCTTCAATGCCTGCAGGTTGCGGCCAATGCTGCGCAGCACATTCAGCTGCTTAATGCCGCCCTTGTGGTGCGGGAAAATCGCGCCCTTGAGCGAGATTTTTTCCTCACCCAGGCCGACCGCCTGCTGCGCCACACTGCGACGCAGGCGCTCCTGACCAGCCCAGCGGAACGTCGCCTGTCGACGCAGCTCGTCAAAGGCTGCCGTGTCCAGGTTGAAGTAATACGGCTGCTTTTTCGGGTCATGCGGCTGGATGATCAGCAGGTGCGGGAACGGCGCGACCGCCTCGGGCAGCGGCGTGGACGAACCCAGTAGCCCGCCCGTGGGCAGGATGTTGGCCAGTGACGGGCTCACCAGCCCCGCCACCCGCCCGGCCTCGGCCGTGACCTTGGCAGCCATCGTCTTGAACGTGCCGAGGCGTTCCTGCACCTGGGCGGCACCGGTGACGGCTCGGCTATACATCGACGCCACTTGCCCCACCTGGGACTGCGCCACGTTGATGCTGCGCACGATCCGGCCCAGCTTGGCACCGGCCTCGCCACCCACAAACGGGATGTTTACCAGCTCCGACGCGGCGCCGGTGATGCTGCCAATGGCGCCATTGAGCGGGGCCAGCATGCCGTCCATGCCCTTGCGCCCAGCCTCCCCAGCTGCAACCAGCCCGGAAAGGGATGATTCCAGCTGCTCCATGTAGGGCATAACCCCTCCTTAAACGTGTGGTTGGTCGTACAGCTGAACCGATGCAATGCGCGCCTGCACTTCCCGCGCCCATTCATCGAACTTGCGACGCAATGGCGCCTCAATCTCACGCACGACCTGTTCGGGTTCTTTGACATCACCATGCACCGTGATGGGCATATGCGGCGCGAAGGTAAAGGTCATGTCCACCTTCGGCGCAGGCGGCTTCACCGGGGTAGCCGTGGCCGACTTGGCTGGCTCTGGTAACCGAGGTGCCGGTGGCTTCGCCCTAGCCGCCAGGTCGCGAACCACGTCGCCCAACCCATCCGCCCGGGGTGCCGGCTGTGGGGCTGCTTGAGCGGGTACGCCCTGGGCGGCCTTGGGCGCAGGCGCGACCAGCACCAGGGGCGCCACCGGTGCCGCCTTGGCCATTGGCTCGCGCGGTGCCGACATGACCTCTGGATTGACCAGCAGCGGCACAGGGGCCGGCATGCTGGGCTTGGGCTGGCTGCGCACTGCATGGCCCAATGCGGGCGCCGCCGGCACCGGCAGTAGCGAGGCGACCGGATCCCGGTTGTCGACCACCACAGGTGCTGTCGGCGCTGTCTTGGGCGCGGGCGCAGTCACTCGCACTGCAGGTGCGGTCGCAGGCGGCATCACCACCGGCGCGGACGCCGGCTCAACAGGCTTGGCCTGGCCACGCACGGCATCGCCCAGGGCAGGTGCCGCCGGCGCCGGCAGTGGCGCGGCGACCGGATCCCGGTTGTCGACCACCACAGGCGCTGTCGGCGTTACCGTGGGTGCTGTCACGCGTACTACAGGCGCGGCCGCAGGTGGCACCACCACCGGCCCGGCCGCCGGCGCAACAGGCTTGGCCTGGCCACGCACGGCATCGCCCAAGGCAGGTGCCGCCGGCAGTGGCGCGGCGACCGGGTCCCGGTTGTCGACCACCACAGGCGCTGTCGGCGTTGCCTCGGGCGCTGTCACGCGTACTGCAGGCGCTGCTGCAGGTGGCACCACCACCGGCGCGGCCGCCGGCACAACAGGCTTGGCCTGCCCACGCACGGCATCGCCCAAAGCAGGCGCGGCCGGCGCCGGCGATGGCACGGCGACCGAATCCCGGTTGTCGACCACCACAGGCGCTGCAGGCGTTGCCTCGGGCGCTGCCACGCGCACTGCCGGCGCTGCAGGTGGCACCACCACCGGCGCGGCCGCCGGCGCAACAGGCTTGGCCTGGCCACGCACAGCATCGCCCAAGGCCGGCGCCAGCAATGGCGCGGCGACCGGATCGCGGTTGTTGACCACCACAGGCGCTGTCGGAGTTGCCTCGGGCGCTGTCACGCGTACTGCAGGCGCTGCTGCAGGTGGCACCACCACCGGCGCCGCCGGCGGAACAGGCTTGGCCTGGCCACGCACGGCATCGCCTAGGGCAGGCGCCGCCGGCGATGGCACGCCGACCGGATCCCGGTTGTCGACCACCACAGGCGCTGCCGGCGTTGCCTTGGGCGCTGTCACGCGCACTGCAGGCGCTGCCGCAGGTGGCACCACCACCGGCGCGGTCGCGGGCGGAACAGGGTTGGCCTGGGCACGCACGACATCACCCAAAGCGGGTGCCGCCGGCACTCGCGATGGCACGACGACCGTATCCCGGTTGTCGACCACCACAGGGGCTGCCGGCGTTGCATTGGGCGCTGCCACGCGTACGGCAGGCGGCGCTGCAGGTGGAACCACCACCGGCGTAGCCGCCGGCGAAACAGATTTGGCTTGATCACGCTCCGCAGCATCTAACACGGGGGCAACCTGCCTGCCCTCCCCTTCGAGCTGCTCATCACCAAACCAGCGCTTGCCGAGCCAACCACCCAACGACTCGCCACCCATGCCGCCCAACACAGCACCAACAGCGCCGCCAACCGCCGTCCCGATGACGGGTACCACCGAACCGATGGCAGCCCCTGCAGCTGCTCCCGCAAGCGTGCCTGCCAGGCTGCCAGCGGCTCCGCCGTAGCCTTCGGCCCTTTCGTCCTTGGTCGTTGCATTGAGTGCCACATCGATCGCCGCTGCGCCCGCATCCACGACATTGCCGCCAGGCAATCGCCTTGCGAGACGTGCCACACCTCGAACCGAGCGAGCGACTTTCCCCAGCTCGTTGGTTTCAGCCAATACGGTTGTGGCCACCGGAAGAGTCGATGATCTAGCGGCAGGTACCGGAGGCAAGTCGGCCTTTACAGCAGGCCGGGCTGGTACGCCTTTCTTCGCTCGACGGCGTTCACGGCGACGACTTCTGCGACTACCCCTAGCAGGCCCGGCAGGGCCGCTACTGCCGACAGCCCCACCGATCTTGCTAAAAGCATCGGCATTAACCACAAACACGCGCTGCGGGTCGTTACCACCCACCGCCGGATCATTTGCCGCCTCGGCACCTATCGAGCGAGGGGCAAACACCTTGCCCAATACATCCAGGCCAGCGTCAACCACCTTGCTGCCGGTTTTGGGCAAGTCAGCAGCCACATTGTCTTCACTACCGGCGCGCCCCAGCCGGCGGCCGCGCGCGATATTGAGCAGACCACGCCCGATTTTGAACGCACTGGACGCCGTCTTGAACGCCAAAATGGCCGCCACAACGCCGCCAATTCCCATCACTACCGCCGGGAACCCGTCCGACAGTTTCGTAATGCCTTGGGCAACAGCGGTCAGCCCTTTGGCCGCCATGTCGGTGGCCGGGCGGATGGCATCGCCAATGCTGCGCATGGCGTCGTCGGCCGCCTGGACCGTCTCTGCCCATTGCTGGGCCGAGGTTTCGCGGCGCTCGGCCAGGTTCTTGTCGAGGATGCCCGAGGCTTTTTGGGAGTCGGCCTTTAGTTCCTCATACAGCCCCCGGTTTTGCCCGTAAGCGGTCAACGCCGCCTTGACCTGCATGTCAGCAAAAATATCGCCGGTACGCAGGGTCTTCTCCAGAGCCTCCAGCGCGGCCCTGGCTTTCTCCGGGTCGACTTCCTTATCGATGCTGGCCTTGGCCGCCTCGATCTTTTTGGCCTTAGCCGGATCGGTCGCCTCGACGTATCTCATGGCCAGGGCCATGGACGCCTCAATGACGTTCATGCCCTTCTGCAGGCCTGTATTCAGCGAACCCTGGTAATCAATGCCGGCGTCTTTGTAGGCCTTGACCACGTCGCCGGCGCCGATTTTCTCAATCCAGTTCTTGAGGTTGTTGGCGGCCTCGTCCGAGCTACCGGCGGTCTTCATCTGCACCTGCAGCATGGAGCCCAGCGAAGTCACCGCGTCTATCCCGGTGATGCCGCTTTTTTCCATGTTGGCCAGCAGCTGCGGGAACCATCGGGCCATGTCGCTGGCCTCAAAGCTCCCCGCCTGGCCCTGGTAGGCGATGGCCTCCAGCGCCTGCTGCATAACCTTCGGGTCGCTGATTTTGGCGTTTTGCTCCAGCGCCTGAATCATCGACGCCGTATCAACACCCGACGCGCCTTGACCGATGGCGAACTTAGCCGCCACCGGTGCATAAGACAGCGCCTTATCCAGCTCCATGCCGGCGCCGACCAGTTGGTTGACCAGGTCGGCAACGCCGTTACGGGCCATGCCGGTATCGGCCGCCGTATCGATCACCGTCCGGGTGAGCTGCTGCTCCTGGGGCTTGTTGGCAATGTCAGCCTTGATCGCAATGTCACGGATGATCGCTTGGTAGTTCGCGCTAATCATCGTTGGCGCAGCGACAGCGGCCGTGGCCGCCACCGTCTTGCCAATGTTTGACTTGAACGAATCCTTGCCCGCCTGCAACTGCTGGTGGCCCTTCACCTGCAGATCGGCAGCTCGCGCCTCTCGGCCTAGGCGCTGATACTCGCGACTGAGTCGGCCAACCTCGACACCCTGCTTGCGCAGGGCATCCAGATTGCTGTCCAGCTTGCGTAACAGCTTGTCGGCGCCTGCAGCACCACTGTCGTGCGCGCGCTTCCATTCTTCGCGCAGCTTGATGGTTTCGCCAATGGTACTTTTCAACACCTTGGCCCGGTTGCCCTTGGCCTCCAGCTTCTGGATGCCATTTTCAACCGTCTTGAACGCGGCGCCTACCGATGAGGCGACCGTGCCGCCGATCACCAGCGCTAACGCTAGTTTGCTTGCCATCGGAGCCCCCTATGCAAACTCAGTCTGTAAGCCACCAGACCACGTCGGCATACGGCATGGTCATGATTTCCTCGGCCGAGAAATTCAGTTCGGCCGCCAGTCGCTTGGCGGCCGTCTTCATGCTCTCGGGATTACAGTTCGTCTTCTCGCACCAGAAAGGTGTAACCGGTCGAGACGCGGTTGTAATCCTTGTACGTCAGGCCCTCCAGGTCTTTGACGCCGACCTCGGCCAGGGAGGCGAACAGGTTCAGCTCGCGCTGTTCGTCGTCGCCATCTGAGGTCTGGCTGGAAATGCGCATGTCGCGCACGGTCGGCGCGCGCAGGGTGATGGTGTCAACCTTGATGCCGTTCATCTCGGTTGGCTTGGCCAGGGTCACAGTGACGCTCTCAGCGGTCAGCTTGAGGTACTTCGGGGCGGGCTTGCTCATGACTCGGTATCCTTGAATCGGAAAGAAATGCGGAAAGGTTGCAGAGGGTTACAGGCCGAGGTCGCGGCGCTGGCTGGCCAACTGGTCGACGCCGTTGATAACGCGCTTCATGCCGGCCGGATCAATCTCGTAAATAGTCTCGCCGCCGACCTCCAGCTTGTAGTAGGTCAGGGCAATGCCGTGCTTATGCTCGGCCTTGTCGCCCGGCTTCCAGTCGCCCATATCCAGCTCTTTCAAGGTGCCGCGCTGTGTGACGATGACGGCCTTGGTTTCGCCTTTCTGACCCTTGAGCGAGCCACGGAAAACGCCGTTGAAGGCATTACCGTCGGCAAGGCCGAAGAACTTCAACGCCTCTTTGCGCATGCCGGTGGTGGTAAAGCTGGACTCCAGCTTCTCCATACCCACGTCCATCTCAATCGGCATATCCATGCCGCCGGGGCGGTACTCTTCCATCTTGAGCGCCAGTTTCGGCAGGGTCAGGGACGGGACATCGCCCTGAAAGCTGATGCCATCCACGAACAGGTTCAGGTTGGCGAGAATTTCGGGAATCATTGCCATTTGATGCGCTCCTTAGGCGGTCTTGTCGAGGACTTCGGTCAACCAGTCGTTGACTACGTCGAAAATAAAGTTGGGGTTCTCAGCCGGCGGAACGTCGGTGAAACGGATGTTCCAATAAATCTTGCCCTGCTCCAGGGCGCTGGCGGTGTTGAGGTCTGGATCGGCGTAGACCTCGAAGTTAATGATTGCGCCCTGGGCTTTCAGGTCGCGCATGAAGGCGTTGAGGCCCTCGGTTACGTCGCGGACATAGGTCGCGGTAATGCCCCGGTCAACCGCCCACTTGTGGCCATACAGGATCGCGTCCATGACCATGTCCATGGTCCGCACACGGGTGACGAAGGCCCACTTGGAATCGCTCGACAGCGTGCGGTTACCCCACAGGCGGAAACCGTCGTCGCGGATGATGGTTGCGATATTGGCGTTGTTCAGCAGGTTGGCCCGGCAGGTCTCGTCGCCGTCCAGGTACTCGATGGCGCGGGTGGTACCGGTGATGCCGACGAACTCCTTGTTGGATGGCGAGGCCCAGAAACCGTACTGACTGTCGGTCCAGGCAAACACGCCAGCAGCCCAGGCCGATGCCGGCGCATCGACGGTCGCGCCAGACGCGCCGGAAGTGGTATCCCAGAACTGCACGCCCGGATCGACCATGTACATGCGCATGGAGCCGAACAACTTGGCGTAGGTGGTGGCCGCCTCGTCGGTGGTGTTGGGGCCGTCGATGATAGCCACGGCGCGCAGCTTGGCCGCGATGGCACCCATGGCAGTGGCCACCGCCTGGGTCGCGCTGTGCTTGGGCGCGATGATCAGGCGCGGCTGGGCGTTGAAACGGCTCTTGCCGTCCAGCAACGCCTGCAGGCCGGTACGCTTGCCGTTGGCCTGTACGCCGCCGATGATCGCGGAAGTCTGCGCGGCGGCGTCAGCGCCCTTGGCCACGCCCGAGGCGACGATGACCGCTTTGGAACGCGCGTAGATGGCCTGGCAGGCCTTGGTGATGGCAGCGCCGGTGCCGAATGCGGCGATGGCTTCGCGCTCAGTGGTGATCAGTACCAGGTCGCCGACCTTGGCCGTGGCGTTCGCGCCCTCGGTGAAGGTGTCGACCAGGCCAATGATCGAGGAGGACGGCAGCGAAATGGTGCGCGTGCCAGTGTCGACGGCCTTTACGGTGACGCCGTGAAAGAAGCTTGCAGCCATTGGAAATACTCCAAAAGAAAGGGCCGCACACGGCGGCCCAACAGAAACGAAAACGCCCCGAAATCGGGGCGCTCAAGGGAATGCGGGAAGAGGATCAGACGACGCCGGGCACGCTCGCACGGATGGCGTTGATTGCCGTGTCGGCATAGGCCTCGGCCTGCGCATGGGTGGTTGCCTTGAGCACCTCGACCTTGCCCTTGAGGCGGGCCGCACGGATCGAGCACACCGACTCATGCCAGGCCTGCGCCTCCTGCAGGATCGTCTCGGCGGCCGCCATGGGCTCAATGCCCTGGGCATCGACCAGCGCCTGTACGGTCGGCGGCACGTCGCCGGCATAACCGGCCAGCTTGAAGGCCTTGGCCTCGTCCTCGGCCAGCTGGCTCTCGATAGCGCGCAGCGGATCACCGAGCACTGCCGCACGCGCCTGGTCGGCGGCCTGCTCGATCTGCTGCTGGGCCACCAGCAGCGCGGCACCAATGGGCAGCGCTTCAAAGTCGAAGCCGTTATAGGTGGTGTCGCCAAAAACGACATTCAGAAAGGTCTTTTGCATGATCGCCTCACAGGCTCGAAAGGTTGGTGATGACGTGGCCCACGTCCTTGGAAAGCGTGCCCGCAGCGATGCCAGTGATGAGCAAACCATTGAGCGCAGAAGGCACCGCCGTGCCGGTCATCGACAGCGCGAAAAGCACAGAGCCCGGCCCGAGCAACCTGCCCCGGAAGGTGCCACGCAGTTCAAACGCGCAGTTGTACATGCGCACCTGCTGGATAGTCGGCGCCGACGATCCGCTGGCAAAGACCAGCGCATAGTAGGCGCTCAGGTCGCCGGCACTCGAAGCCGGGAAGCTAATCGTCAGGTTCAAGAACTGAATGTTGGTATCGGTCGACGCCCAGAACGACCCCATGCGCATCAGGTTGTCGCCGCCTTCCGGAATAAACTCGTTGATCACCAACCGCCGGCCCGCCCCCGCAACACCTGCAAGGACTAGCTTGCGGCCGCTCGTGGTGATGCTCCTATCCAGAACATAGTCTTTAGCCAGCCACACCGTGACCCGCCCGCCGTCCGGGGTGGCATCCACGGCCCGCTGCAGGGTTTTGAACGGGGCGGCCTCGCTGCCAAGGCCGCTGTCGTCGCCCAGCTGCGAGTCCACCCAGTAGGCACGGACCATTGTCGGCGCTGCAGCAACTGCCGCTGACACGGCCGCGTTGATGCCAGCCATTTTGCCGTTGACGGTATCGACCAGCTTGTTGTTAACCGCCGTCAGCGCGGCAAGTTCGGTTTCGAGACTCATGCTTTTAAGCTCCGAGTAGTTTCTGAATTTGGTTGAGTTGTATGGTCATAAGCCCGGTTGCGTTGGCCACCGCCAGGCTCAACAGGCCATCCCGTGTTTCAGTGGCCGCTTTCTCTGCGGCCTCCACTCGCACAAGCAAGCCGCCGATCTGCTCGCCAGCGATTCGCGCCAAGCGCTCCAGGCCATCCAGGCGGTCACCCTTCTCCATGCCGCGCACCTGCTCGGCAATCAACGCAGTGGATAGCGCGGCCAGGGGGCCGGCCAGCGTCAGGTTGAGGCCGGCGGCCGAGCTGACGATGGTCACGCTGTCAGCCGGCAGCGCCGCCAGTGAGAGGTCGTAGGCCAGCAACAGGTCGATGTTGGCGGCCTTGTAGGCCAGCGCCTCGGTCAGGTGCGACCAGACCGCCAACAAGGTGCCGTCCTTGAGGAAAATCCCGACCTCCTTCACCCAGTACGCCGTCGCGCCGTCCGCGACAGCGGTCAGGTGTAACAGCGTGCTGCTCAGTTTCTCGCCGCTGGAAATCGGGAAGCGCGCCACCTCGTTGCGCAGGGTCTTTTGCTCAGCGCTGGGGGTGTAAGCCTGGCTGCCCAGGGCAATATGGCTAATCTCGGCCGCGAGGCCGGTTTTCGTTGCCGTCAGGATCGCCGCCAGGCCGGCCTTGGTGATGACAGGTTGCAAGCCTGTACTCATAGAACAGCCTCCATGTAGCCCCGGACGACCGTGCGCACATGCGCCGCGTTAGCCACCAGCGGGGCGCCTTCTGCTTGAATGGGTACGCCCTGCGCCTCGGCAAATCGCCGGGATACGCTGGACGCGTTGAGCGCATTGGCAAACAGCACCGTCTGCGCCATGAGGTCGACGGGCACCGCCTGGGCATCCATGGATCGATGCTGCACCGCGCGCGCCTGAAAGGCGTTACCCAGCACCAAGCCGCCGTCGAAGCGCGCCCCCAGCCGAAACTCGTAGTGGCTGCGCTCGTTCTTCGCCGCGTCGACCAGGGCACGTAAGCGCGCCCCCAGCTCGGGCGAGATGATCGAGCCCTCACCCGCCCGGTTGTCGTTGGCCCAGGCTGTGACCTGGAACGTGTACGGCGCGGCGTTCGGGATCTGGTGCCAGTCCTTGAACTCCGCATTGACCCGCACCGCCCTGAGCACCCGCCGGATTGCGCCGACGGTGCCCTTGGTCTTGTGAACCGGGATCGCCTCGCGGATCAGTTCGCGGCGCTGGTCGTCGGTGTAAGCGGCCTCCCAGCCCTCGACCTTGAGCGCCCACCCCAACCAGGGCAGGAAGTTGGGCGGGCAGCGTGCCGAGTCGGCCACCCCCCGGATGATTTCCGGGTCCACGTCCAGCTCCCCGGCGCGCTCCAGCGAGCGCTCCAGCAGCGTGGAGTTGTTCGGTAGCAGGCTCATGTGACCACCTTGGTGGTCAGGGCAATGGACGTGGCGCGCGGGTAATGCCGCTTGTCACACACCACCCCTTCCACCGGCTTGGCCAGGTCGACGCGGCTAATCCCCGTAACGTGTAACGCGGCGTAGATGGCCGAGACGGGCAGCTGTCCCTGCAGCCGGCGGGCGTCGGCAATGGCGGCCTCCAGGCTAGCCCTGGCTGCCGCAAGGACAACGTCAGGGTCTGGCCCATCCTCCACCCACAGCACCGCCTCCACCTTGAAGTCGGTCGGGATACCGCCCTGCACGCGCGGCCGATCCGTCACCGGCCGCACGTCCTCGGCCGACAGCGCCTTGAGCACGGTGGCCACCAGCTGCGCCTCGGGCACGGTGCTGGTCGGCCCGGCCAGCAACGCCAGTGACACGTCGCCGGGCAGTGGATTGGCCAGGCCGGCGTCGTAGTCACAGACCACGACAATGGCCCCGGCCGGTAACTGCGCTTTAACCGCGGCTGGCACTGCCACCCCGGAAAACCGGGGCGAATCGACCGAAACATGCACCACCTCGGCCGACGCACTCAGCGCGTGATACTCATACGCCCCGCTACTGCCGGCGACCGAAAGGGCCTCCAGCGACAGCCGCGTGCGGTAGCGCAACGCGTCGTGGCTTTCCATCAGCGCCGCTACCGGCGGCACCGCGTCAGGGTCAGCTGCCCGGATGGTCAGCCGCTGCACACCGTAGTCAGCCGCGCGGTTGTCCAGGTCGGCGCCAGTGGCATAAGCCAACAGGCTGGCCTTGGCCGCCGCATTGACGCGGGCACGCATGACCAGCTCGCGGTAGGCCATGACCTCCATCAGCTTGACCACCGGATCGGACTCCAAAAGCGCGGTCCACTGGTCACGCATATGGGCGCGGAAGACGCCTAACACCTCCTGATACAGCGTCTCAAAGTCCAGCTTTTCCACCACGTCGGGTGGGGGCAGCAAAGATAGGTCAATCATGCGCTCACCTCCACGACGGCCGAGCTGCCCAGGTACTCGCCCGTCAGCAACAGGCCAATCTGGCCGTCGATCACAGAAACGACCTTGACGCGCTCCAGCTGCAGACGCGGCTCCCAGCGGCCCAGGGCGCGGGCCACCTCGGCCTGTACGGCGCTTTTCCAACCCTCGGTAACCGGCATGTCGACAAAGCGGCGCAGGCTGCTGCCGTATTCGGGGAGCATGCGCCGGCTGCCCAAGGGCGTGGTAAGAATGTCCTCGACCGATTGCTTCAAGTGGTCGAGCCCGGTGGACTGCTGGCCGGTCCTGCGGTCCAGGCCAATCATGCTTAGCCGTCCAGCTGCTGCAGGTCGGCATGGTCACGCAGGAACGCCAGCGCCTCGGCGTCGTCGGCCTGGACGGTCACGCGGCCGGCCAGCACCTTGAACTCGCGCAGGTCGTCACCGGCCTGCAGGAACAGCGAGCGCGAAGTGAAGGCGCGGTCGGTGAAGGTCACGCCGGCCGGCTCAGCTTCTACAGCGGTGGTGTCGACGCCTTCGGCACCAGGTAAAACTGCGGATTCGTCCGCACTCGCTGCCGCGTCAGTCGCGGCGGTTTTCTTGGCTGCCATAAGTGATGCTCCAGAAAAGACAAAGCCCGCGAATGCGGGCTGTCAGTGTTTGTGGTTCGGCGTGTTGCCGGTGGTGTCGATGATTTTTCCGAGGCCAAGAATGTCGAGCGTTACTAGTAACGCGCCGTCGATCTTTACATTGCCTCGCAGAAGAATCTCAGGCGCTATAGCCGTGTACGTCTCGGCCTCGGCGGTGATCGCCTTTGACTTCGCGCTGATTGCATCGTCGGTGATGGTCGCCTTGCTGCTACCGACCTCGATGTTGACCGTGCCGGTGGGTAGCTTGATGGTGTAACTATTGGCCGCCCAGTCGTAGACGATTGACCCGCCATCATCGAAGCGCCATGTCTCGACATGGTCGCGGTTGTCCGGCCGGTCGCCGGCTTTGCCGTACAGCCCAGGAACGAACGTCCCTTGCGCAGGCTCGCCGCTCGGGCTCACCAGCATGCCCTGCTCGCCAATGCTCGGCGCACGCCAATGGCGGGCCTTGCCGGCGGCCAGGGAATGCCAGCGCACCCAGGCGCTCGTCCAGTCGCCGCCGTCGGTGACTCGCACCTTGGCGTCGACCAGGTCGACCGCCACGACGTAACAGGGGATCAAGAGGCCGGCCAGCATGCGGTCCATCTGCGCGGCCGCGTAGCTCATCCCAGCGCCTCGGGCGACTGATACAGGCCTTCATTGCCCGGACCACTATCTGGGTCGAATGCGAACTTCAATGGGCCGGGCTCTCGGGGCCAAGGCCACTCTTCCTCGCCCAGGTAGATGACCTGAGTCCACTCGACGACCCAGACTGCAAAGCTGTCCAGCTCGGGCCGGCTCCAGTCCCGCTCCGCCCGCACAAACTGGGCGAATTCCACAGCCAACCCCCACGATTGCATACGCAGCAACACAGCCAGTTGAGCGGCGACGAACGCGGCTACGCGAAGGCAGTTTTCCTCTTCGGCCCCAACGATGACGCGCGCCTCAAAACGGGCATCAACTGCGGTCTCGCCGGTACCCGGATCCTTGTCCGCGTCATCAAACCCGGCCAGCTCCAACACGACGGCAGGCACCGGAACAACATCGATGCCAGCTGGCATCGTTCCGACATAAGCGAGGCCGGGTATTGCAGCCCCGATGTGCTGCTCAATCGCAGCGTAAATCTGGGAAAGCGGTATCGGCTCATCAGCCATTGCCTGTCCTCCGCAAGATTTTTTGCAGCTCGAAGTTCAACTCCTGCTTCATGACCACTAGCAACCGGTCGTGAGCGCGATTGGTCCAGGCCTCAAAATGAGGCCGGACGTCTTCAAGCGAGATTTTTGCCTTGGCAAGCGGGAAGCGACCAATGCTGCTGGATTCAGCAATCCAACCCGAGCGCCCCTTTCGACGCGTCTCTATCATGCTGTCGGGGTAGTCTTCATCCGTGAAATGCTTGCTGCCGGCGCGGATCCAGATGTCAGCCTGGTCGCCATAAACCCGACGGTAGAAAGCACCTTTGTAATGCCGCCCCGCTACCGATACCCCGGAGCGGGTTTGCCGAGCTCGACCTGCACGGCTAGCCTCAATTGGCTTGATCCCGAACCAGAGCTTGCCCTGACCGTTGCTGCCCATGGGGTAAGCCATCAAGCGCTTTCGCACGGCAGATATGGCGATGCGCTCCTGAACACCTACTTCACGGGCAATCTTGCCTCTGAGCCAGCGAAGTGTCTTATTGATGGCTCGCCGTTGCGCTGCCGCGATAGCTTTCGGTACCAACTGAGCGAACTGCTCAAAGCCTCTCACGTCCTGGGGCCTTGCCTGCAGCGTGATTAAGCCGCTGCTGGCCGACTCCTTGTGGTAACTGCCAACACTCATGAACGCACCTCACGCAGTGTCAGGTTGATCCAGCCAGTCCCGTCAGGCTTCCTGCCTGCAATGACGTAACGTCCACCACCATCCTCGGGCGCAAGCCTGATCACCAGGTGCATTCCCTCCTTGATGCCATTCGCGTGGACGATACGTACGGCATAAACAGGCTCGCGCACCCCGGTGTTGATCTGACCGAGCTTGGGCTGGAGCCACGGCGCCGAAAAGAACCCCGGTACCGGCTCAGCCACGCCTTCGATCTCAGCCTCGTCACCCAGGCCATCCAGTAGCGCACGGTCCATGAACGCCACCTGCTCACGGAAGCCCATGATCAGTCACCGTCATCTTGTTCGTCCTTGCCGGGCAGCTTGCCGCGAGGAGCAATCTTTCGCTCTTCGACAAGCTGCTCCAGCACCTCCTTGTCGGACGACATGAAGACCTCGCCCTTTTTGACGATCTTGGCCCCATCCTGAATGCAGCCATCCACCACCACGTACTCGATCTTGGCAGCCATGTCACACCACCTTGGCGAAGAGGAAGGCGTTCGGTTCCAACAGACCAGGCAACGGCGCCGCCTGAACCTTCAGCCAGCGCTGGCTTGGCTCCTGGGTGACCCAGCTCTTGGGGAAGCGCGCGGCTTCAACCAGGCCGCTTTCGATGGCTTCAAGATCCTGAATCGCCGCATACAGCATGGCGTTGCGAGTGGCGGTAGAGCCCAGGATCAAGCCCCCGGCAGGAATCATTGGCTTTTCACCAGCCTCATCGTCCAGGTACCACTCGTCGTACGCGTAAAGGTCCACACCCGGATCATTGAGGTAGCCGAGGTAAGTCACGCCATCGGGGAGCTCTTCCGGTTTGATCAGGCCCAGGTCAACACGGCGGGTGTTCAACTGCTTGAGAACCGCATCGTTACTCTGGAAGGCATCCTGCGCCTCCGCGCTCAACACCGCGACGTTGGCCGAACGGCCTGAGTCCTTGGCGATCAGGCGCCGCCACTGACGCAGGTTACCGATGGGGTCGGATCCGGCGGTATTCCAACGGCCAGTGGCCAAGGAAACCTTGTGGGTGTCTTCCATCAGGAAGTCGATGGTGTCATCAACCCCATCGCCGACAACCCGGATCCGGCCAGTAGTCAGGGCTTGAGAACACATCCATTCCTCGCGGCGAATGATCTCGCCCTCAAGCTCCACCAGGTCACGGCCAAGCCGCTCGCCCGCTCGCTCAAGCGCGGTGCGCGTCGAGAACGGGGTTTCACCTGCGCCTCGCTTCAGGATCTGCTCTGCGCGGGTGACACGCTTGGGCTGAATGTACGGCGGCTGGTAGGTCGACGAGGCGAAGCCAGTACGTTGCGACACACTGCCAGGCAGCGTGGGGTGAACGAAGGGTGCCATCTTGCGCTGCCCCTTCACGATGTCGATGGTCACGGTCTCGGTGGGGAACGTTTCAGGGGCACCGGCATTGAAGAAGGTGTTCATGAGGAAGCGGCGCGGCGTTGCCAGCTGCTCGACGGCTTCCAGCATGGTAAGGGTGTCAAAGATGTTCATGGATGCTCCAATTAACGAACAAAGAGGCAGAGAGGACGCAGGGCAGCTTTCGCAACTGCCAGGGTTAACCCAGCGCCGAGGGTGAGTTGGCTGCCCAACACCTGACCAGTCAGGCGAATCGGCGCGCTAAGAGCACCATCAGTGGTGTCAACATCGCGGTCGAGGATTGCCTTCGGCGCTTCCGAGCCGTCCTCGGCAGCTACTTTGCACAACAGGTATTCACCAGATGCGGTGACTTGCCCCAGCACTGCACCGCGCAGCAACTGCTGGCCAGCAGCAATGACGCCGGAGTCCATCACGACGGGGAAGTCGCCGGCCTCAAGTTGGGAGGGTGTGAAGGTGTGGGTAAGAGGGTTCGGCATGAGGGGGCTCCTGGTTAGCGGCGCGAGGCGCCAGAGACGATTGCGCTGACGACGGCCTTGCGCTCGCCAGCCTGGCCGCCTTCCGGCGGGATGGTGCCGGTGACGCCTTGCGCATCACCCTTGATGCCGGCAAGCGAAATCCCGCGATCTTGCGAGCCTTTGAACAGCACCAGTGCAGTGGCCTCGACCGAGCTGCCGTCATCGATCGCCGCGCCGATTTCCTTCTCAAAGCCTTTGACGGCCAAGGCATTGATGCCCTTGATGCGCTCACGCTCGGCGGTGGCGGCCTCGGTGCGAATCGCGGCGGTATCAGGCTGATCGGCCTGGGCGATCTCAATAGTGTTGGGATCAGTGCCTGCTGCAATGGCGGTGCGTAGTTCTGCCGTAGTCTTGACGGTGGTCATGGTGTTTGTCCTTGGGAAGGTAGTGGCCGGCTTGGCCAGTTCAGTGATCAGGGATTCCAGCGAGCCCACGCGATGGGCCAGGCCGTGCTTGACGGCGTCAGCGCCAACGCGGATGCCGCCGTTGTCGCCCATATCGGGCACCTTCTCGGCTGCCACGCCGAGGTTGCGAGCAACCTTGCCCACAAAGACCTCGGCCATCGCGTCGATGGTCTCGCCCATCTTGGCGCGGCCCTCTTCAGTACCGAGGTCGGGCCGCTTGTTCGGCGCGTTGCGACTGACGATCTGGTAGCGGGTGCGACCGGTCTTCTTTTCGTCCTCTATCACAGCCTCGACAACGACGCCGATGCTGCCTGCCAGGCTGGCCTCATCGATGACGATCTCGCTCGCCGCCGAGGCGATCCAGTAAGCGGCGCTGGCTCCGATGCCGCCGATGTAGGCAACGATCCGCTTGCGATTCCGGCCGGCGTAGATCATCTCGGCCAGTTCGTTGATGCCGGATGCCACACCACCTGGACTGTCGATGTTGAGCACGATGGACTTGACCTTGGGGTCGTCCAGCGCACGCTGGATGTCAGTCGCCAGGATCTGGGTACTGGTTGCACCGCTAATCTCGGTGAACAGGTTGGCGTACCGGAAGATCGGACCAGTGATAGGCACCACCGCCACGCTGCCGCGCATGGTGACTCGTCGGGTTTCGTCCAGCCGCTCGCCGCGCTTGGTCGCCAGCGCCACCGGATCGCCCATGCGGTCGGAGATGGTCAGCAGGTTGTCCAAGGCGTCGGGCATCATCAGCCAGGGCTGCGAGGCAGCCAGCTCAAGTGCTCGAGGCATGCTTATTCCTCTTTGGGGTTGGGGTCAGGCGGGGACTCAAGCCCACCTTTGGGCAGCGGCTGCATGTTGTGCTCCCGCCGGTAGGTCACCTCACGGGTGCGCTGGCGGATAACTTGCTGCCACGGCTCACCGGTCATGGCTGCTGTTTCTAGCGTTTCGTTACTGACGCCAATGTCGATACGCTCGCGGGCTGCTTTCGCTTCTTTGAGCTCATCAATCGCCCCCCGAGCCGGCCCGATCCAGATCGACTGGCAATAGGCCTTGCGCTTGGCCGGGTCGTTGTAACCCGGCAGATCGACCAGCCCCCGAGCCACGGCCTCATCAATGACCAACTCGCGGCTTGGCTGGCAGAAGTCACAGGCCAGCCACCAGCGGCGCAGGCTGTAGAAGCGCCAGGCCTGGAGCATTGCTGCTCGGGCGGCGCTGTAACTGCTGCTGTAATGCAACAGCAGCTCTTCCAGAGGCAGCTCCAGCGCAGCGCCGATTTCCTTCACCACTGCGGTGAAGAACGGATCGAACTGGGCGTTGGGCCGGCTGGGGTTGGCCACCACCGGTTCCTCACCCACGCCCAGGTCAACGATGGCCCCCTCGCCCAGCGCAATTGCACCGTCGGAGGTGTCATCACCGCCCGGCTGCTCTTCCGTCAGTGCGGACATGGGCAGGTTGTTATTGTTGAAGTTGTCGCCCTTCTTGATGAACACGGTGAACATTGCCGAGATCACCGCCGCCATGAGCTCGGCGCTGCTGTATCGCTCCAGTTTCTGCAGCGGCTCAAGCACCGGGGACAGGTATGGAGCGCCACGCTTCTGCCCTGGCCGTTCTTTGTCAGCCATGACATGTAGTACCCGACGACGCCCGGTTTCAGCACCGAACACCGTCAGCCGCTCCCACTGCAGCGACTTGCCCAGCACATGCTCACCGGGGTAGCCGGTGCATACGTGGTAAGCCACTGGCGCCCCCAGTCCGTCGAACTCCACGCCCTCTACCAGGTCCGCCCGGTCCATTCCGCCGTTCGGGTTGCCTACGCGGTCCGACTCAATCAACTGCAACCGGGTGCTGAAGATGCAACCAGGCCGCTCCTGATCGGGGCTAGCAACAAATACGTCACCTGCCACCATTGAAGAGACAAGCACCAACGCCTGCAGTTGGTAGTGGTTGAGCGACGCTTCGGCATCGCACTCTCGTGGGTCATCGGCGTATAGCGACCACAGACGATCCAGCTGGCGGTTGAGCTGCTCTGCCTCTTCCTCGGTGAAGCCCAACGCTTCATGATCGACCTGAGCACGGCAGACCAGCCCGGTACCCACGACGTTGGTGCGCAACCGGGTAATCGCCGCGCGGGCGATCAAGTGATTGCGCATCGCGTCGCGGGAGCGGGCCACCAGCATGCGACGCTCGCTGTAGTTAAAGTCACGCCGAGGGCTACCCAGGCCAGGGATCCAGCTGGCAACGCTGCGCAGCACCCGAGAGGCGCCACGCCAGCGGGTTTCGACGCCACCGCCGCCGCCCTGGGCGACGATCTGCTGCCCCTCGACTGATGCTCTGGCCACACGAATGGCTTCGGTCATCAGTTGCTCGGCAGCCGAATCCCGTTTTCGGAACGGCCACATGGTCAGATCCCCACGTAAGAAACGCGGTTACGGCCACGGCCCTGCCGGGCAGCCGTCTCCGCAGCAACCTCGGTGGCGTACTGTTTCTCCAGCAAGCGCAAGCTGTTCAGCTCAGCCAGCTGGACCTCTCGATCCTGTCGGCGCAAGCGTTGCCCGTTTTTCAGGACATTCGAGATCGCCGCTCGGACCTCGTCGAGACGTTGTTGTGCATCTGTCATGGTGAACCTCGGTTAGCTGACGCGGCTCCGAGTGCCTCTGCCACGCGCAACCGCACGGCGGGGAACCGGCGCCACCGCCTGCTCAGTTGTGAAGAGGGTGGGCTGAAGCAGTTGCTGCTCCAGCTGGTCCCATTCGTGATCACGCAGCAGGTGCGTCTTCAGGCTGCGAGCCGCATGCAAGGCGTACACCTCGCAGTCCAGCGCTTCGTTGCGTCGGCCTGCTTTTTTCTGCCAGACCATCTTGCTGGGGTTACGCGGGTGCGGCGCCAGCACCTCGTTGGTCACCTGCTCGTAGTAGTCCGAGCGAATCTCGCTGTACCAGTGCATCCGCCCCGGCCCTGCACCCTTGAGCTTCATCCGGCCATCGATCAGCGTCTTGGCCTTGTGGGTACCGACGATGTACACGCGTAGGCCGTACTTCGACGCCTTGGTGTTATCCTGGCTGGTGTCCGCAGACTGCGCCGGCTTGGTGAATATCTCCCGGTCCCGGCTGTCGATGGACGCGCCCTTGATCGCCATGATGTTGAAGCGCTGACGATCTCGAACGTAGGTGTACACCGCATCGCTGGTGTTACCGTCAGAGCTGTCGATGCTGACTGCTGATACGGCTAGCTGCGCACCGCTTTCGGTGGGTATGGGCGTTGCGATGATCTTGTCGAGCTCAGTCCATACAGGGTCGTGCGGATCGATGGGGTTGCCTGGAAGCTCGCCCCAGTACAATCGCCAAGACTCCTCGCCCCTCCCCCAACCAACCATGACCAGGGCAAGTCGATCACCCTGAACGTCGACGCCGACCGTGACCAGTAGCGTGCCCTTCGGAGCAGTCAGCTCGGCATAGGGCTCGGCACGCTTCTCCAGCTCGTCCGTCTTGGGCGCGTCGCTCTTGTACTCGTAGCTCTCACCCATTGAGCTGTTGGTGAAGGCAATCATCGGACCGATGTTGCCCAGCCGCGTGGCGTATTCCGCCTGCAGCTTCTTTTCCATCAGCACCTCGAAGCGGGAACCATGGAACTTGGCATACAGCTCATTGAGGATGTAGCCGGCGATACCACGGAATTCAGCCGTCGCTTCCCAGTAACCATGCGCGAGGTTGGCGTTCTTCTGATGGTCATCCCAGATCTCACCGCAGTGCGGGCACGCGTAGTAAGCCGTTTCCGGTCGGCGCTTGCCGTAGACCTCGTGGAAGTAGTGCTCGTCCTCGTCGCAGTGCAGATGATCGAAGCTGAGCGCGTGCGACTGGCCGCAGCCGTGGCACGGCACCAACCCAACGCGCTTGTCGGATAGCTCAAGCTCGGCGTCAATGGCAGACAAGCCCTTGATGGTCGGTGTGCCACCAATGATGATCTTCGACCGGCGGAACGTCTTGAGACGCTCCTTGGCCAGCTTGATGCTGTCCCCCTGCCCCCGCAGGTTGAGGTTGCAGTCATCAGGCTCTTCAATGGCAACTCGTGGCACCGGCGTGGACTTCACGCTGGCCGGGCTGTTGGAGCCCACCATTTTTAGGAAGCCGCCGGGGAAGCGCTTGAAGTCCTGGCGCTGCTGCAGCTTGCGACTACGCAGGTCAACCTTCTTCCGCAGCCGCTTGGTGGCCTCGATCATCGGCTCCAGCTTTTCCGCGACGTACTGCTTGGCCGCTTCAGCCTTGGGGAACAAGATCAAGATGGGCGAAGGGTCGAGATCGATCCACTTGCCGATGGCGTTACCCAGCACACCCGAAGTCCAGGCCACCTGGGCCGACTTGCGCCCCACGATCTCGAACACGTTCGGGTCGTCCAGCGCTTCGAGCGGTCCACCCGGCCAGATCAGGTGCGGAGTCATGTCGAAGCGGTACTTACCTGGTGCAGCTGACTCTTCGGGAGCGAGCCAGCGAAACCGGTCGGCCCACTCGGCGATGGTCATTCTTGGCGGGGGCGCCCACTTACGGCAGACCCGGCCCATGGCTTTACTCGCCGTCTTCTTCAGAGCCCTCCTCGTCGTCCGACTCGTCAGAATCCCCAGCGAGATCGTCGTCCTCGTCATACGCGGACAACCTCCTCAGTATTGATTCGATGGGCTCGCGGATCAGCTGGTCATCGACCTGCACGCCGTACTTGGCCGACAAGGTCGCCGCCAGCTCATCAGGGAAGGTATTGAGCAGTTCGATCTTTGCGGCAGTGATCACCGCCTCAAAGCGCTCAACCATTTCGGCCTCGATCACGACCTCGCCCAGCTCACGGGCCAACGCGATTTCTTCGCGGTCACCGCGCAACCGATCAAGGCGGTCGCGCGTCGATTCCTTCTTGCCGTTCAAGGCGGCCTGTCGCATCAGCCACTCGATCACCACCTGGGTGTCGTACTGGTTTTCGTTGCCTCGGCCAACGCCGAACTCGATCACTGGCATGCCGTCCTTCTGCCAACGGCTCAGGGTCCGCTCATCACGGCCGATGATCTCGCCCAGTTCGAGCTTGCTGACTGTCTTGCCCATCACTAAGTCCTTGAAAAGACAGACATCCCTGCAGGAATTTCAGCTGCAGGGAAACCGCGAGTCTGCGTACCCGTGTAGGGGGCGGCCCGGGGGGAGGACCCAAATTTGTCACCAAGCTCCGACCTTGGGCACCGGCAGTCTGCCCCAGGGTATCGCCTCAGCTTCAGCAAGACCGGCAGCACCGGCAGCACCGGCTGCGGGGCTTCTCCTGATAACGTCCCGAGGCCAATGCAATGCTCAATGCCTCTGCGATTACGTCTTTGGGGGTTTCATCAAGGGTCTTCGCCCAGTAATGTCGCGCACGCGTCAGGTCACAATCTCGCCGGACCTGCATGTCGATGTAACGCAGAACTTGCTCCCAGCTTTGGGGGCTTTTTTTCTCTTCTTTAGGAGTCAAGGACATGACTACCTCCAATATCCAACAATTTGATGAGATCACCGGACAAGTGCTCGGTGCGCTCTACGCAGAGTTCCCTGTCCCCCGCCATCTACTGATCAAGGAGTTCATTGAGGATGGTCTCAGCCCCGATGAACACACGGGGGTGAACATTGCGAATGAGAGAGGTGAGTTTTTTTTAGCCTGTATCGAATGGCTGGCCGATGCGGGCTATCTGACTTTTAAAGATCGATCCCACGGCAATGGTGTTGTAAATGCTGTGCTGACTGCCAAAGGGCTGGAAGCCCTTAAGGCGGTGCCTGCAAGCCTTTCCGTAGGTCCATCCCTGGGCGACCAACTCGTGAATGCCACAAAGAACGGCACCAAGAGTGTTCTCGGTAGCTTGGCAGGCGAGGTGCTGTCCGTCGGTTCTCGCCTCGTGACCGCTCACTTTGGGCTACCGAGCTAATCGGCCACCAAATGTTCCTGTCCTAATCGGCACTAGACTGGCTGGGCGATGGCATCTCGCTGACGCCCAGCCGCTTGGCAGCCCAGCGCATGTAGAGGTTGATCGCGACATCGGCACCGGCCATCGCAGCCAAGCAACCAACAGCCGCCGCCGCCCACACCGAAACACCGAGGGCGTACAGCAGCATGTTGGTCGAAAGCCCGCAGGTCACACAGGCACCAGAGCGCAACGCCAGCCGTCGCATCAGCCCCCAACCGCGAGCGCCCGCCATGTCCGCCCGCCACATCTCTCCCGAAACACCGCCGACCAGGGACAGCACGATCACCATCCAGATCGGCAGTTCGGCTAACGTTTGTTGCTCGCTGTTCATGTAAGCCTCGTTGGCAAAGCACAGCACCGGAAATAGAAAACCCCGCCGGGTGGCAGGGTTCTCAATGCGCCGAAAGGTCGGAGCGGGTTGCACAGCACAGTGCTTGTGGGGAAGCGCCTAAGCGCACTTTTGATATCGTGGGGCCTTTTTACATGCCACCGGAAAAACCGAAAAGGGGCTATTTTCGGTTCGTCGCAATGTGGTGGCTATGGAGCGTCGATGTTGCTCACATGTCGCATAGTCACCCGACGAACGGTTTGCTCACGTACCCGTCCAGCCCTTGCTGCCAAGATGGCAAAGACCTGCAAGTGCAGGGCCTTTACCCAGTTCCGGTAGGTTCGGTCGGCGTCCTCAGCCAGCCCAACCTCGCGCATCTGCTCCCGTACCGTTGCTCCATGCAGGTAGCGAAGGTGTGCCAGCTTGGCCAGGATTGCCCCTCGCCCATCACGCCGCTCCAGCTGGACTACCGCTGCGTCGACTTCTGCTGCTGCGTGATCAAGACCAGCACCACCGACCAAGATGCGCGACCCTGACGATCCACCACGCGGTGCAGCGCCCTTCCATTCCATGATGCTGCCCATCTGGCTACTAAGGCTGGCTTCCAGCCCAAGCTGTGCTCGGCGCTCCCCCCAATGCTTCATCAGCTCTCCGATCAGGCGCAGGCGCTCGGCTTGATCGATGAGCTGCGCCATTTCGACCTGGTGAAGCATGAGCTGCACCTGGCTTTGCATGCGCAATTCAAGATCTTTCGTCATTGCCCGCCCTCCCCAAGCAGTACCCAACACATATTTAGCCAACCCAACACAAACCCAACACACTCGAAACCCAATAAATTCAATGGATTAGATCTATCCGAGTTGAGTGTGTTGGGTGTGTTGGGTTTTTCAGGGTTCACATAGAGATTTCTTACCCCCTCGAAAACGCTGTTAGAAAAAAATCGCGTGCGCGCGCGCGTGCGAAAACCCAACACACCCAACACACACACCCGCGACGCCAAGAAATCCGGGGCTTTGAATTGTGTTGGCTTGCAGGAACCAACCCAACACCAACCCAACACACCCAACACACTTACCGGCGTAGTCATGCTGCAAGCCTCTTGATGTGGTCCCAACCGTCCACGCTCCATCCCGCTAGCTTGGCTCGAGCACGCCACTCGACGACGTTCTTGCCCAGCTCGGCCGACTTCATGGATGGGGGCAGGGAAGGATCACCGTCGTTGGGAAAGAAGAACGCCGCGAAACGCCGCGCACTGCCATCCGTCCAGGGGATAGCGCGTGTCTTCTCCACCTTCGCACTGAGCATCAGCGAGAACTTGGTGTGGCTCATTGCGTTCTCTTTGTTGTGAGAGCACCACTCAAGGAACATGGCGTACACGTCCGAAGTCAGGCAGCAGCCCCATAGGCCGTGCCCGAGCTCGCCCGCTCGCCAGAGATAGAAGAAGGTTTGCCAGGCAGTGCGACTCAGCTCAACCAACCGCTGACGGGCCTCTGTTTTGGGTGGGCGTGTGCGCTGGTTAAAGTCCCCCAGGTCCACGTCCAGCAGCCAGCCGTACAGGGCCGCAACCCCGCCGTTGGCCAGCTCTCTCGCAATCGCCTTCTGCCGCTCGGCAGGCAAGGTCTCCAGCGGCCACATCACCAGCATTCGGCGATCATCTTCGCTGATCGGCCACGGCATAATCTCGTTGCTCAGAAACGCCGAGTTCATGTGGTTGGCCTCCTCCCAACCGTTGATGAACTTCGACTCCATTCGGACCGTCTTGCCGGTGATCATGTGCTTGATCTTGCCGACCTGGTTGTAACGTTGGTCGCGGCTAACGACTTCTTCGAAGACGGCCCACAGCTTGCCGCTCTGCCAGGCGTTGAAGTTGCCTTCCAACTGCGTCTGCCCAACCGTGGCGCCGTAACGCCCGTAGAGCTCCCCCATGATGTCCGCGAACAGCAGGCTCTTGCCTGAGCCCTCCATGGTGGAATGGAACAAGATCGCGGTATCCATCTTCGCCCCCATGTTCTGCAGCGGATAGGCGAGCCAGTTCACCAGCCACTCCAGTGCCTCAGCGTCATGGTTGCAGAGGAACGAGATCAGCCAGCGCAAGTTCTCACAGGCGGCGTCATCCCGCACCGGCTGATGAGGTAAGCCCTCGAAGGTGTTGATGTAGATGGCTGGGTCCTTGGTCATCGTCGGGTCGAACACGATATGGTCGACATCAACCACTCGACGATTCGGACTGTTCAGCCAGAGTTGATAAGCATCGCCCAGCGCCATCTTGACGCTCCCCTCAGGTAGACGACGCTTCTTCTCCCGGTCCCAAGCCTCTTTGGTGCCGTCGATGTAGACATAGCGATCCAGCGGGTCAAGATTCAGCGCCCCGCCCTTCTTGCTCGACATCTTGCGGCCCTGTTCGAGCTCCTTGACCTGCTCGGCGGAGACCAACTTTTTGTCAGTCCTCTCCATCCATTGTTTCGCAAGGGGCTTGCCGACCAGCGCCTCAAAGCCTGATCGCTTCATCGACTGACCTTTGTCCATGTCCCACACATTCGTGGTGCCTTCGACCAGGGCGAATCGACGCATAGCACTCTTCAATACCAGGCCCTCTCCCCCTGCCCCCCCATCGGCCGAGGAGCCGGCCGAGCTGGCAACGGTCGGAACGCTAGTGTCAGGCTGGACAGTTGCATCAGCAGCGGTTTCGTCGTGCCCGGCCTGCTCTCCCATTGATGGGGCACGGGGAAGTTCACCCAGCGTCGGCGGCGCAGGCGGGCGTGACTTGGCATCGATGCCGAGAATCTGCGCAGCCGCCCTGGTCGCTGCACGCTGATCACCGTTGTGCACCAAGATGCAGAAGACGTCGAAGGCATCGTTTTTGTGCCCGTTGGCCAGCGGGTCCGAGGTATGGTGGGAGTAGAGTTTGTCATCCGTGATGCTCACGCCCGGCAGCCCCGAGCTGCTTTGCGGGCACAACCACTTCCCGCCCACACGCTTATAGCCATGCGCTTCAATGATCGTGGCGATGTCATGGCGGCGGTTGAATTCGGGGATCACCTCTGGCAGTGAGTCTCCCGTTCGGGCAACTGCGGGCTTCGGCATGGTGGCTGGCCGAGCCGATGCGGCCTGCTTAGGTCTCCACGGGCAAAGCGCCTCTCCTATCGACTTGAATTCTTCCCACTCCTGCCAGATAGCCAGCAGCTCAGGAGGTAGCTCAGGGAGGCCCTTTGCATCTGGTGCATTACGCCACGTGTACGGTTTACCGGTGCCAGGGTGGATGGATGGCGGCAGCACGTCCTGCACCAAGCCGGCGCGCAACTCGAACACAGTGAGCTTCTTGAACGGCTCCGCCGCCAAGCGGAAAGCCGCCTCACGGCCCGCGTCCCTCTGTTCAACAGCAGCCCGTACCTGAACCATGAGCCCTTTATGGATAGTGCCATCGGGGTCATTCTGGTTAGGCCACACCAATGCGTGCTTCTTCAGCTCCACGCCCTCGGGGACGCGGAACATGATACGGAAGCGCGCGGGATTGCCCACCGAGGTCGGGTAGGCAGCAGCGAGCGCATCGACATCGAGGCCATGCGTCTGCTGCAAAACCAACCGCGTAAACTCGACATCATCTACATCCAGCGAGCAGACATTACTTGGCCCAAGCACAACTCCAAGGTTGTGGCTCGGGTTAGCCTTCCAGAACTGATGAGCACTCGCGGTATCAGTGAAGTAGCCACCAGGCCTGTTCCAGCCGTCACCCGTCGGCCCCTTTTTGCCCGGCTCGATGGGAACCAGGGCAAGACCGAAGGTTTCAATGTAACGCCGCGCCCAATCAGCTGTGGTAGGAGTTGGGCGCTCGCTCATCGCCGGCGCTCCCGCAGCTCCTGGCAACTGATGCAGGTTTCGCAGCCCTGTACCAGTTGCTGCCGCTTCAGAGGTATGGCTTCACCACAGTCATCACAGAACTGGGCGCTTGGCTTAACGGGGCGGTTCGCATGCCGCCGAAGCGCAGCCTGCAGCAAGTACTCGGCCTGTTCGCTGGCCATGTCCAACGGATCGGGAATGTTAGCCATTGCAACGATCCTCCATCGCCTGGCGCGCACCGGCCATGATGGATAACACCTGGCGGATAACATCCATCCCCCGTTGCTCCAGGTCCAGTACCTCTGCCGGAGTCCAGACGTTGTCGGAGGCCCCATCGTGCAGGCTACCTACGAACTCACCCGACTCCTCAAGGAGCTTGGCGACCGCCTTCAGTGCATCATTCGTTGCCGGCACGGGCTCAGGGCGATACCACACGGCTCCTGCCGGACGAACCAAGGCGTCGAGCAGGCGCGGATCCGCGGTCCACTGCACGATCTCTTCCAGCTCGTCAGGGGTTGGCCAGCGACGCTCTTCGTTGTGGTGAAGCTTCTTCTGCAGGGTATCCACCTCAAGCCCCATGTCGAAGGCCAACTTGGTGATACCACCGCGATAATCACGACCTGCGCGGTAAAGCGCCTGCCGCAATGTGAGGACCGGGCCAGCGCCCGGCAATAGATCGATGCGACTCATAACCGTAAAACCTCGATTTACGGTGTAGTCACAGGAACAGGTAGGACCTATCCTACAACCACGACCGATGTGCTGTGCGTCGTCGTCGCTGGACTGGGGAGGTGAGAGGCCCCGGTCCAGCACCTTAATTTCTGGCTTTTCTCAAGTAGGCCCAATCGATATCAGGCCGCATCACTTCACAACGGATCACTCCGTTCGTTTCCCGGTCCAGGCTTACCGCCAAACCGGCACTCGCACGACGATTCCCATAAGCCACTTGTTTCAGCTGGCCCGCAGACGTCCCGCAGCGGCGTGCAAAGGCCGCAAGCCCTTCCTTGTCCATCGTTTTCAAGTAGTCGCTAAGCGTCATACACACCTCCATTGGCGGCGAGATTAGCAATTGCTAATCAGCAAAACAATAGCATCTTGTAATTTACTGTTTGCTAACGGAAAGCAATCATCACCGGATGGATATCAACGAAAGGCGTATCGCCTCCCTCCGCAAGATCATGGGGACCATGAGCCAGAAGGAATTTGCCGAGGCTCATGACCTGGACGCGTCGTATCTGTCGCAACTGTTGAACGGCCATCGCAAGCTGGGGGAGAAGGCTGCGCTCAATCTAGAGCTCAAGATCGGGCTTACTGCAGGGACGCTAACCTCTCCGCAACCGGAGGGTCCCACTCACAAAGCCCTGGATAACGTCGTTCAGCTCTCGGCGCGAGCCACCAAAGACAAGAACTTCGTCCTGATCCCGTACCTCGACATTGCGGCATCGATGGGGCATGGCAAGGCAGCCCCCTATATGCACATTGAAGTGATCCGCGACATGACCGTGCACCTCGACTGGCTGAGGATGCAGGGCCTTACGTTCTCTAAAGTCGACAACCTGGCGATCATCTCTGGCAACGGCGACAGCATGACTGGGACGTTTGCCGATGGTGACGCGCTGCTGGTTGACCGCGGAATCACCGAGGTCAAAACAGACGCCATCTACGTCTTCACTCTGGACGGAGACCTGTACATCAAGCGCCTGCAGCGGCTTACAGGCGGTCAGCTGAGAATGATCTCGGACAACCCGATCTATCCTCCCATCACCATCGACTTATCGATGATCGACCGCATGCATATTCAGGCCCGCGTGCTGCTCGCCTGGAACGCTAAAAAGCTCTAACGCCCGCCTCTTTCCGCAGATACCGGCCATCAGGCAGGTACTGCTACGCTAAAAATATTTAGCATTTGCTATTGTCTTGTATTTTAGCTTTTGCTAATTTCGACCCGTGTCACCCTCTCACGCAAAGGACACGGACAATGAGAACAGCACAGCACAAAGGACCGGGAACGGTTCTAATCCACCCCACAGCCTGCAGCAGCTTGCAGAAAATCCTTGCCTTCCAGCGCCGCACCGGCTTGCAGCTAGTCATCACCGGCACCGGTACCGTTCAAGCCGTCCCCTCTCAATCCGCAGGGGGTGCCGCATGAGCGAATACACCCTCTCTCTGAAACGAGTGATGCTGCTGCAAAAGACGCTGGAAGACGGCGGCACTACTACCTGCCCGCTGCGCCGACCAGAAACGACGATGGACGCGGAGATTGAAGTCGAGAACGACAGCCAGGCCCACCGCCTGAGCGTTCGCTTTGGCCCGCTCACCAGCTCGATCACGCTCAAGCGTGGCGACTCTGCCAAGTACATGGCCCTGCGTGACTTCCTACAAGACGTGGCGAACGGCCGGACCGATTCTGGCCAGCTGTCGCAGGAAGACATCGACTTGAGGGAGGCGCTAGACAGCGTAAACACCGTCATCCGTGCCGATCAGATCGCCTACATCACCGCCACCACCAACCCAGAGTTACCGGTTGGCGCAGTAGTGACCAATGACCTGGGAGAGATCTGCGCTGCCGCCACCGGCACTTGCAAAGAGCACCTCGCTCAAGTCATCCGCACCCAGCTCCGGCCCGCCCAAGAGGGGCTCGGGGAGCGCGCATGAGCAGCACGCTGGAGCAATTGCGCAGCCAGTGGAGCACGCCCTGCCCCACGTTGACGGCTGTAAGGGAGCACTACTTCTCCCACATCGGGACTGACCGCCGCTTCCGGGAGCTGATCAATAAAGGCCAGATCAAGTTGAAGCTCAAGAAGCTGCACAACTCGGCAAAGGCACAACACGTGATCTACCTCCACGACCTGGCCGAGTACCTCGACCGCCAGGCGGAAGAGACAAAGCAGTCGGCTTAACCAGACGGCCCCGGTCTACAGGGGCAACCAGCTCGCCGTCGACCTCTCACTTACACCGATGGCGGGCAGTTCGGAGCACAGCACATGCAACCCTTCCAATACGCACTCAGCGCCGGGATTGTCCTACTCTTCGTCTTGGCGGTCCTGCCCTACTTGTTCGCTGCAGCCCGTCGCCGGGCACATGAAGAAGGCAAGGAAATTGGCTTGGCGGAACACAACGCCACACATGCCCAACGGCTCAGAATGCTGAACGAAGAACTGGCAGAACTCGCCGTACAACGCGAAGCCGACCAGCGCAAACACCTCAAAACCGTGGCAAACCTCAAGCTCACCATCAGTGAGCTCGAGGAGCGAATCATGTCCTACACCTGCATGCCGGTGACCAGGGCCGATTACGAGCTGCTGACAAAGGTCGGCGAAACACTGCAGCTCGCGCATCGCACCATGAAAGCCTTGAAGTCGGATCAGCAGGCGAGCCGAGCTGCCGCACAGGCGCTCTGTGTTGATTCGCTCGCCAAGCGCATTCACGCCCAGTTGCGCGGCACGCTTGCCACGGCATCGACTGCGGAGGCTGCAGCATGACCACCGTTATCCAACGAAGCTGCCTCGTTGATGGCCGCATAACCAAGCACAATCATCTCTGGGAAACAGTGGACCCATACGACGGCGGTTATCACATCTGCAAGAAGTGCAAACTCGGCTCTCAAGGCGAGCGCCTTGCAACACCTTGCCCCGTATCCGACGCCGAGTATCACGCCGTCGCTTGGCTCGGCCAGGCCGGGCTGTACCGAACTCGATTTGAGGCCGTGCGCAACTTTGAACAATCCGTAGCGCCGGTTACCGCCGAGGAGTTGTTCAACCTTGCCAGCGAGCAGGTGCTAAGCCAGCTCAATGAGGGTCGGCAATCGGCCCGCCCCAACAGCATAGTGCCGAATTCACAGGAACAGGAGGGCCATGCGTGAACACAGCCTTTGTTTTGATGGCACAGTACAACGGCATGGCGATTATCTCGCTCGAAAAGGTATGCGCGGACTACTTCACGCACCTCACGCCGCTCGTATTCCAGCGCAAGGTGCTGGCCGGGGAGATCAAGCTGCCTATCACCCGACTTGAACCGAGCCAGAAGAGCGCCCGAGGCATACACATCGCCGATCTGGCCCTATACCTAGACCAACAGAGGGATGCTGCGCGCAAAGAGTGTGCGCAATTGAACAAGAGGTGACGGGCAAGCTGATACGGGAATTACACCCCAATTTATCAGTGTCGGACGTCCGTCCGGAACATCTCGCAACATCCGCCCCCTTCCACCCAGTCGAAATCGCCTTGGCCACCTTGCGTCAATGGCCGCCTACAATCGGCGGCTATCGACGCACCCCAAAATCGGCTAGATCGGAACGGCAGGAATGCCCAAATCCATTACGCGATAGTGACCGCTTCCGACCCGAAGCTGCCAGTCAGCAACTACACAGCCCAGCCAAAAGCGGTCATTAAGGGAAAGTCAGAAACGATCTATCGTTGACGGTTGTGATGGTCAGCTCTCAACGAAGCACTAATTTGTCGTCTATGGAATGATGCCTCAAATTATGTGGCGGGTGTCCTACCCCCCCACACCACGACCCTATCTACCTGGTAGTTTTTCAAACCATCGACGCGATGATGGCAAAGCGGTATCGTAAGAGGGTTGCAGCCTTAAAAACACCTAAAAAGAGAACACACAGTGGGCGTGCCCAACAGTACTGCTAAAGATTTGGTTACATTGCACACTATGGCTTGGCAGTGCTTATCGCCGCGAAGATGGCTGCTCTCCCGACGAGCAACCATCGCTCACCTATGACTCTTATTTTAGAAACTTCCTGCTAATAGAGGATAAAAATTGAACATTACAAGTGTCTCCATAGCAAAGCTATTCGGCATCTTTAACCATGAAATCCCATTCAATCAGGAAAGCGGCGTAACTATAGTTATTGGGGAAAACGGAATTGGTAAAACAAAAATACTTGAAGCCGTAAACGCTGTGTTTAATAACGATTACAACTTCCTAAGCGAATTAGATTTTGAGAAGTTAACCATACACTTCGACAATAAAGAGTCCTGGGAGTTCTCCAAGGCTTTATCTGATGAGGATTCCGCTCTTTACGTATACAGACGAAGCACGAACGCAAAATTCAAGCCTGAGAAATTTTTTAGCTATGGAAGAAAGACTGGCTACGACAATCGAAATCTGCGCGCTATTGAAATACAACTAGAGCATCTGCGCAATGAGATGATACATAGTCATCGCATGTACGAAGCCAGAGATCTGGAAAGGCTTATGATAGAGCGTCATTATATGGAAAGGAATCTAGGCCGCAATCGTGAAAAAACAATGCCTCCAAAGTGGCTAATCGACGAATCGAACAAGATAAATGTTAGATTAATTGAAACCCAGCGCATAATAACGCGCAACGAAAGCGCCAAAGACTCATACAGGAGTATGGTCACGCAATGCTCTAACGAGCTAAAAGATCTTATTTCAAATGCAATTAAATCATCTGCGGATATTACTTCAGCACTCGACAGTACGTATCCCAATAGACTAGTAAAAAACCTTAGGGAAAAAACGGATTACACATATGCTCAGCTGAATGAGGAGCTGTCAGATTTAAATGAAAAACGAAAATACTTATCAGCGGCAGGGTTAGTGGTAGACGCACAAGACTCAGAGCTTGCAGTTATTCAGGACGAACATAACGACCTCATAGTCATATCAATGAAACAATACGTCGAGGATAGCAAATTAAAACTTGAACCATACGAGAACCTTGCGAAAAAGATAAGTCTGTTCATGAGCATTCTTAGTAATCGCTTCAAGCACAAAAGATTAAAAGTGAGTAAAGAAGACGGGCTAGAATTCTCATCAATTATAAACGACAAAAGAGACAAGCCGATAGGAATTGATCTAACAAAGTTATCTTCAGGGGAGCAGCATGAGCTAGTTTTGTTTTACAAACTCATCTTCAACTCAACTCCCGGGGACTTAATCCTCATCGATGAGCCTGAGCTTTCATTACATATCTCATGGCAAAATCAATTTATTGACGATTTGAAGCGCGTCGCTGAAATCAATAAATTCACTGCAGTAATTGCAACACATTCACCAGACATTATTTCCTCCAACTGGGATCTGCGAGTCGAGCTAGAGGGGATTGAGTAATTGGAACAGTACATCACCCCTGAGCGAATTGCCAACTCGCTTATGCAGGACACACGATTTAAAGGTACTCACATATTAGTGGAGGGTACCAAAGACTTGAAGGTCTACACAAAGTTTTTCAATCGCGAAACAGTAAGATTAACGCAAACAACAGGGAAATATAAACTTAGAGAAGCGTATGGGATTTTATCTTCTAGAGGGTTCACGAGAAAAATCGCGATAAGGGACGCTGATTTTTTACGTATCAAAGGAAATGCAAAATTTGAACAGGACTTCAAAGACGATATCTTTGTGACAGATGGTCATGACTCGGAAGTAATGATGATCATGGTTGATACATTGGAAGATTTACTATCGGTCGGAGCAGACCAACAAGCATTATGCTCTTTTGAGGAAAAAACGAACTCTACGATCAAGAAAGTAGTACTAGACCTCGCCTATCTAACCGGCTGCCTTCGGCTTGCTGATAAAAGAGAAAACCTTGGTCTATCTTTCAAGCCAGCGTCATCAGATGGAAATAGAATAAAATTTAGAAAATTCATATGCGAAAAAACCTTGTCCTTAAACATAGATCAGATGATTCATATCATCTGGGAGTATTCAAAGAACAGACAAAAGATAGTCAGCACCAAGCAGGTGATACGTGCTGCATTCGACAAAATTCTTCTACAGGAAAATAACTATGAAGATATGATCAATGGGCATGACGTTGCTGAAATCGTCTGCATTATTGCCTCTGGAGCATTGAAAAGCAAGAGCAACATCTTCCAACACCCAGACCGAGTTGAAGAGTCATTAGCGCTTTCCTTTGATCGCGTCAAATTTAGAAAAACCAACCTGTTTCAGGATATTAATCGATGGCAGGATGGACGTAATCTAGTGGGTTTATTTTCAGAATAACAAATAGAGAGCACTGGCGTTGCGAGGTTGGTTTTTTTGCTATAGCGCCACCTCTGGAAACCCTGGATAAATTGCTGTTTTGGTACAGCAATTATCCTCCGGCAGTCATGCGATTTAACTTTTATCATGTGCCTCCTTACACAGGAATATCTGCGCATGGCCGATTGTGTATGCCACCGCTGGCAGATTTTGTCGTTCTTCGCCAAGCAAGAGTTGCTACTTGTGACCGTTAGCTACCCGTTGCGGACGGCAGTAATGGGCCTAAAGCGGCCACTCCTGCCTGACAGATCCATCCAAGGCAGTGTTATGCGCAGTGCCGAACATGGACGCTTCGTGCCGGTAAAACCATGCAATGTACTAGGAGGTCCGATGCGGCCGATTCGTCAAGACGAGTACAAGTGATGGTCAAATCTGCGCATACCCCGACCAACTACTCAATCCGTGCGCCTAGGGTGACTGAGGCCTGGATAATCCGCTCTAACCAACTCCATTCCATATATCGATCACCACGCCCCCTCAGATGGGTGTAACGCCGCAGCGAGTTCCAGTCACGATGACCGGAAACACTCGATACACGCGGGATGTCCCAATCCATTTCGAACAACCGGCTCACACCTTCGTGGCGCAGATCGTGAAAATGCAGATCCTCCACGCCAACCATTTTGCACGCCCTGGACCAGGCCGTGCCGATTGAGTCGGTGTTGTAAGGGAAGATCTCAGCGCACTGACGCGGCATGCTTTGCACAATCGCCCATGCCTCATCCGGCAGATGACACCACACATCGTTGCCGATCTTCTGCCCGGGGTTCTTCATGTTCCGCACTTTAACCGCCTGGCGGTGCTCATCCAGATCCTCCCACACGATGCGAGCGATCTCGTCCATGCGGCGCGTAGAAAAAATGGCAAACGCCACGACCTTCGGCATATGAATGACTGTCGGACGCCGTGCAAGCATCTCGAAAAAGTGCTCAAGCACCTTGTCGAGCTCTTCGAGCGTTGGCCTACGATCCCGCTCCCGGCTTTTCATGTTGTAGCCGAGTCGCTTCAGGACAAGGCGTGCGTCGGGCATAGCCTGGGGGTTGATTTCGTACTCCCACGCTGCCCTGGCCAGCGACAACACTGAACCCAAGTGAGCCAGATCATTGCCGGCTGTCTGCGGCTTGATGGCACCACCTGCAGGACTCATACGCCATAGGGCATAGTCCACCAGAGCTTGCTGGCTGATGTCAGAATCGACCATCTCACCCAGATAGCTGTTCTTGATGGCGTTCAGCGTGCGTCGCTTAGTCTCGCCCAGAGGCCGAGCTTTCTCGGCCTCAACCAGATAGCGATCGATCATATGTTTGACTGTGTGCCCTACCCGGTTGGCGCGCTCGATAGCACCAGGCTCAGCCAACTCGGTTTCCCTCCGCTTCGCCCAGGCCACTGCAGCCTGTTTGCGGGCGAACGTTTGACTCTCTTGGTAAACTGTCACCTTGTCGCGATTAATGCGGATCTGGACGAGGTAGCTGCTGCTGCCATCAGCCTTTTTACGCGTTCTGATCGTTGCCATCTGAGATTGGTACACGTCGTCTGTCGGTTGGTACAT